ATGGAAAAAATTCTTAGTTACTATATTTTCTTTGTATGGGAACAAAGAAAATTAATTGGTCATGGTCTCGCTAGAAATACACATAAGACTTACTTAAGTAGGGCTAAAAATTTTCGTGACTATTTAAAAAGTATTGGTAAAACCGATCTACATCCTAGTGAAATGAATATCAGGATGATTCGATCATTTGATATATACCTTCGTTCAACTAAAAAGCATTGCAATGATTATGTAATGAGAAATATCCAGATGTTAAAAAGAATGTTGGATTTAGCAGTTGATGACGATATGATTCAGTACAATCCTGCAACTCGATACAAATTCAAATATACCAGAAAACAACGGAAAATATTTCTAAACCTCAATCAACTTACCATCCTTAAGAATTACCCAATGCCTAATAAAGATCTTGAAAGGGTGAGAGATATGTTTCTATTCAGCTGCTACACTTCCCTTTCTTATATTGAGGTTAAGAATTTCAAAAAATCTAATCTAATACGGAAAGGAGGTGAAGCATGGCTAAAGGTAATCCGGCAAAAGACAACTGTAGGAAGTACAGTATTGCTTCCTCTTATTTCAGGAGCAGAGGAGATATTGAAAAAATATGGGTATGATTTACCTGTATCTTCAAATCAATGTATGAATAAATCATTAAAACGTATTAGCCAACTTACAAAGATAGACCTTCCTCTTACTACCCACTCCGGAAGAAAGACCTTTGGTAACATACTTTTAAATGATTTCGGAGTAGACCTAAAATCAGTATCTATAATGATGGGGCATGAATCTGTACTTACTACTGAAAAATGGTATATAGAAGTTTCAGAGAAAAAGATAAAGCGTGACATGAGGGAAGTGATGGCTATTACCTGGTAATAATTTACAATAGGCTCCCTAATTTTTTAAAACCGTTCTAATTCTACCAGCTTCTTTAGGTAAATAGGTAATTTGCCCTTGTTGATTATACATTGTTTTAGCACTCCAATCTATAGGAATATTTCCATCTGATGGATAACCATGATTCGCTAATACACATTTCATAAATTGAGGCATATCCCAATAACTGTTTTTTCTAATCGGTTGAATGTATGCCCTAATTGCCATATTAAGATTGATTTAGTATATTACAAGATATATATAATAGTTTTATGATAAAAGTTTTTACAATCACAGAAGATCAAAAAGATCGGTTTAATAACGAAAATAAAAGCTTCAAAGATTTTCCAAGAATAATATGTCGCATTAACCAAACAACTAATGGTTATAAACTTACCATAGAAGGTATAGATACTGACGTTGCTTCATATATTGAAATGTTACATACTATGGGGATCATATTTAATACATAACCCTATTTCAACTCCTTTGGATTTAAATTTTTCAATCGATTTTTCAATTGAAAAGAGCTCTTTATCGAGATCATCGCCTTCTTTCACATCAGCAAAAAGCCGAATATCTTTAAATATTGACTTATTTTCATTGCCAATAGAAAGATCATTATATATTATAATTATCGCCATGAATCAAATATACAATATCTAAAAAATGTCTTTTTGTCATATATTTGTATTATTTAAATATTTTGTATTTAACAAATAAAATTACCTTGGATCAACATTTTTTATATAACTAAATAAAGAATTTTCTATTTTAGTCATTTAATGCCTATTGATTTTTTTTAAAAATTATTAAAATTAAAAAAAGAGGGACCAACCAGTGGCCCCTCGCAACTAAGAAAAGAAATAAAGAAAAAGGAAAATTAAAATTTAACTCTGTATGGCTAAAAAACCAATCACTCCTCCAAGACCATTAACTGAAGGTAATGAAAGACCTCCTAACCCAAGTCCAAAACCTAAAAATTAAATAGGAAATAAATCAATACTGATGATAATCCAAGTAACATACCTATCATACTTAAGGTATTAAGCAGTCTTGTTTTCTTGCTAAATAACTCTGCCTTTTGGTCGTTATCATTAATTAGTTTTATTTCATCCGGATCGGTTGTCGATTCGCCATATTCAATTTTGTAATGGCACCAAATCATGTCATAATAATTAGCTTTCTTACCAGTGAATTGGCTGATAAAGTTAATTATTATGGCAATTACAAATAAAGCTCCTGCAGCTTTTAATTGCCATACATTAGGCAATTCTACAGCTATTTGCTTTCCTAAGGAAAATTTTAACGTTTCCAAAATAAGCCATAACCCGGCTCCACTTATTGAAATAATCAATAAGTCAATTCTGTGAACGGAATATTGCCACCCTGTGAAAGCCATCTTATGACGGTCTTCCCATTTTTTATTTGTTGTTTTTTCTTCGCTCATAATATAAGTTTATTAAAAATTTATTTACTTTCCTAATGCTATACCCAAAACCAAACAGACCATCCCGACAATATAAGTAACCGGTGAACTAAACGATTTATCCTTTTTAGCCGTCACGGCTAATTTTTCATTATCACTTATCAACACTTTATTAGTGCTGTCTTTTATTGCAACAATAGCCTTATAGCCGTCACGCTCTTTTTTCAGAGCTGCATTAATGCTATCCTTACTATCAAGATCGTCCTGCATGTCTTTCTTAGTAGAATCGCATTCTAACATAAAAATTCTCCATTCGCGATACACTTTCAAAGGTTCACTTACCCTCTGAGTTTTTTCATCTTTGACAATCTGAGCCTTAGAAATTAGGCAGAGAATCGTAAGAAATATGAAGATTATTAATCGTTTCATTATGTCTTTGAATTTTTATTTTTTCAATGGAATCCTTTTTTGAATAAGTAATTTCCTCGGATTTCGCATAATTAATTAGCAATTGCTGCTGTGCAGTATGCAACGAGTCCTGCCGTTTTATAGCTTCCATCCGATTCTTTTCCTGTATGGATTCTAACCTTTTTATTTTAGAATCCTGAAAGAAAAAAATGCCGGCAACTATGATTAAAATTATTATTGGTACTATAAATTGTTTCATTGTTGATCAGCTTTTCGTTTAAATAAACCTACTATCGAATCCCAAAGTAGTTCAATACTATATTCCATTTTAGAATACGGTATTCTAAAGAATGCTATTCCAACAATTATAGCGATAACATTTTCAGCAGTATTGGAAAGGAATTCAGGGTTTGGGAATTTTAAATATCCCGTCCAATGTGCAATCACACCTAACCATATACACAATCCAACCATGGAAGTAATCCATCCCTTAATTATATTGTCGTATAAATCTTTCATAGTTTTTGCTTTTTAATTTCGTCCTCAATAAACTTCACACTACTTTTTAAGGAGGCAGCATACGTTGGTTCAGTAGCATAACCAGCCAATGCTATTTCATCAATGAACTTATAAGGATCATCCTTTACCAATAAGGCACGTTTGTAATTTTTATTAACCAGGAAGAACTTAGCGTGATCTGTAAAACTTTCTTCCGGAGAATTATATTTTCGGAAATAATCCTCAATGGTATATTCAAAATACTTCTGGCCATTTCTGGTAATAGGGACCACCTTTATAATTCGAGGGAATTTAGCATTCGGGTACCTACTTATTTCAGTAGTTACTAACAATTGCTCATTACCATTTATTCCATCGGTATCCTTCACACCAAAGAACATATTGCCGGGCGCATGTTCACCCCAGCCACTTTCCCACGCTGCCTGAGCTAAAATAGCCACGGCACTTATCCCTGTTTTATCCTGAGTCTGCTTAGCAAACGGATAATAATTTTTTACGAAATCACTTGGTTTCATTTGTCTTTACTAATTTTTTCCAGATCCATGCTATGGCCAGACCTGCAAACGCTGCAATACTTCCATTAATTGCTGCAAGAATAGCCGTCTCAATGGCTCTCTCCGCTATATGATTCCACTCTATTACCAGTGTGCCACTTACTCCTGACCCGGCAGCTAAAACTGTTATTTTACTTAATAAATGTTTTCCTTGGTCAAACATGTTCGTTAGGTTTAAAATTCGCAACATCCTTTTATTTTTAAATTACGATAGATCCAAATAACAATACTACATCAACACCATCCAGAGCCCCCCCGCTTTCCATTAATGATTCAATTTTATTTTCAGGAACGGTAAAAAAATCAACTTCATATTTCTCCTGATTAAGTTGTTTAACGGCTTCTAAATATTCACTCGTCTTATTAACCAAAACAACAAAATTGGAATTTAGAATGTCAGTATCATCCGCTTTGATTGGATTTCCATCACTTGATAACTTGGCAATTTTATTGTTGCCGGAATATTCCGCTTTAAATTTTTCAGGAATACCTTGTTCATTCTTATATAAATTAGCTTCATTTAGTACTAAACAAGCTGACTCATATTGTTGCTTTATTTTTTCAATAAGCAATATATTTTTTGTCATTATATACCCGATACCGGTACCAGACTTGTTAATTATTTGCTTCATTATTCTATATAAAATGAATAATTCGACAATCGTAAAGGATGTTTTTTTCTCCATAATTACACAGATGTTGCAGAAACAATTTGAGGTAATTTTAAGGATATAATAAATGCTAATACATCCGCTTCCCCTTTGGCTATTAAATTTTCCTTAGTAGCAGGAATAGCAGGATTAGGATCGATATATACTGATTTGCCAATTCCGCAATAATCAATATTACTTCCGGTGAATGAATCTTTATTTAAAGATTGTTTCAACGAAACATACATACCATTTGAATTTACTACAGTATTTGTTTGTAGGTAAATTGTTTGAGGAGATACAAAAGCAGCTCCATCCCTTGAATTTATTACTATCTGTATCATAATTTTTCTAAGTTACAACCATTACAACTCCTGATGTTTGATATAAATCACCGGTTACTAATCCTCCTGCAACAGCAGCAGCATTACTTACATAATTTGTTAGAGACATATTTGCGGACCAGCCACCTTGTAATAATTTATTCTGCCAATCAAGAGTTGTCAAATTTGAATAATCATATAATAGTCTGGAAGCCCAGTTAGCAGATATAGTATTAGTATTTACATCTTTTAAATCTGAACTCTCCCAATCTATAGCTGCATATCCAGATGAATTTATTAATACTAAATTTATTCCCCATTCCGCTACAATTGACCCGGATGGATTATATAAATATCGATTATACCAATCTATCGATTCTATTCCGCTTGCAGCATAACCTATGAATGCACCATAATCAAAAGATAGGTTTCCATAATAATCATAAAGCTTTGCATTTTCCCAATCAACGGAAGTACCACCGTTGGTATAAATTAAATTTCTGGTAGATGGGTTTGGAGATCCCCAATCGATCGATAATACTCCTGAATAATCGTATGAATATCTATTGTTCCAATCACTGGAATCTACTCCTGATGTATCAGTACAAATTCTAGTGATCCAATTGACAGCTACTATACTTGAATTATCAGTAAGTTGACCGCCTCCATAATTCACTGAAATATTTCCGTTCGACCAATATAATTCCCTTAAATTCCAATTACCCGAGATCAATGATGAACTATCATAAAATGAACGGCCATCAGCTTCCATTGATAGAATATCTGACTTATCGTAAATATTTTGCAAGTAAATAAGATCGTTACCTCCCATGTTTAAGGAGGCCAGCATTTGATTCGAGCCATCAATCTTTAACCCATTTCCTCCTAATAAATCTGCATCATCATTTAAATTGAGTTCAGCTGCAACAAATCTTTCTAAAATGGCACGAACATTAGCAGCCGTAGTACTTCTGTTTCCGGAAATAATAAGAGAGGTAATACCATTTAATAAATCTGCTCTTGATTCACTCATTTTAAGTTACAGAATAATAATAACCATCATTTGTATTATTGACTTTAACCGTTGTATCAGACTCGGCTAATAAAATACCGGCAGTTATACAGGTTTTTTCTGTGGCATGTACTTCTATGGTAAGCCTGCCCATTCTGGAATTCAAAGCATCGTTCTTACCTTCATCCCTAATTTTTATAGAATTACTTTTTACACGCCAAATAATCCCGGGAGGAAATAATAATATTTTATAAGCAGGGTGATCAATGATAGTGCGACAGATCCCTAATATTTTTTGGAGAAGGACCGCTGATAAATAATCTCCTCTATTATCGTCTGTCTGTTTGGCATTCGTATAAACATCAATGTTGTATTGATAAACCCCCTTATTACTTCCATCGTAAACTTTCAAATCTCCGTATGCACCATCAACATAAGACACATTTACCAATGGGAGATCCGTTTTATCTTCAGGGTTTATCGCTTCCACAAATACCTTCATTTGTTGAAGCGAAGGATCATAAGTGAGCACTCCCTGATTATCTATTTCAATGGCTAATATTGCCGCAATTTGTTCGCGAATTAATTCAAAATTTTGGGTCTGTATCGGATCTGTAATAAGTGCCATTAGTCTAATACCTGAAGATAAATTACAATCAATCCAAGCGTTTCATCAGGGTGCCAGCTCTGCACCATATAAGAAATAGTATTACCGGTAATATCTGCCACATAAACTTTATGACCTTCTAACTTAACTTCGCCATACGCATCCCGATAAGGATAATTTGCATTTGCTAAATCAAGGTCTGATACGGTCACCGTAGCAGTAAGGGAGTTGACAATATTACCTTCCGTATCTACTCCAAGCCTTATTTTTTTATGAAGGCCTCCTATAGTAATATTGAATCCGTTGGGAGCAAGAAGGATAATGGATTGCCCCCATCCATTAAGATTTGAAACAAGACTCTGAGCTAATTGTTTTGCCTTCTGAATTAATCCCATAATTAAAAAAGGGTTTTTAAACCCTTTTTATTTTTTGTCTAAACTTTCTTTACTCTCTTTTTTGACATGATGCTCATTGTAATATTTCTCATCATATACTCGAATGAAATTTCTTTTCAAGAGTTCACCCAGTGAATCATCTGGAAAATCTTTCTCATCATATACACCATGAGCTCTGAACATCTTCTTACCGACCCTGGCCGCATAAGCAGTTATTATATATTTTGCCATCTATTGAAGGGTTTGTATAGTATAAATCTGATCTATTGCTTTAGGGATTGCCACACCTGCTGACTTAATGTCAAACACATGTTTGCTCAAACGTGGATCCACATAATCTCCGAAAAGGTATTTTCCTTTGAATGGCTGCACTCCCGGACCAATTAGTTGAGGAACTCCCGCAAACGCCATTGTAAACTGAGGATTCATAGGAATCAAAATGGCTGTTTTTGGATTAATGTAAGGAGTCGATACATAACCGGTAATCACGTTTCCGGAATACTGTGGCAAGTCATAATATTGTGGATAAGTCATAAGGATAACTCTCCATGAACCTACAGAGATAGCACCATGCAATGCATATCCTGTTGCTTGTCTAACAGGCTGAGAAAGCGTATCTAAAGCGTAGTTGTAAATCTTACCTCTATTCTGGATAGCGGTGTTATTAATCAACGCTTGGAGGGAAAGATCATCCATGATACAAATAAATGTATCATCCATTGCCTTACCAACAGTTCTAAGGAACTGACAACCGGTAAGAAGTGATATAACTGGATCCGCTACATCCCATGTATTACCAGATGTAAGCGCAACCATCGATTGAGATTTACGCTTATAATCGATCAATACAGACTCTTCTTCTCCGATAATCTGGATAGAACCATATTGAAGAACATCTGCCCATTGCTTCTCATAAGCACGGTCTATTTTGTCCTGAAGCATTGCCATTCTATCGGCAGCTTCATCTACAAAATCCGTAAACGCTCCTGAAGAAATATCAGAAGAATTTCCACCGAACATATAATCGTAGTGGGAAAGCTCCGTGATGTCGTAATATTCACGATAATAAGGAGGTTCCAATGTTTTATTGGAACTGGTAGCCATTCGGTTACGGTTACCTTCAGTTCCCCGCTCAACAGATATAGCAATAGCTTCGTATGAACGGCTTACTTCTATCGAAACATATTTCGATGAAGATTCTTTTTCTTTTCCGAGAGAACGCAAAAATCCAGTTGGTTTCGGTCTGCTCTTGTATACATCAATTAACTCTCTTGTGTATAGCTCTCTCGCTTCTACTATAGGAATAGTTTGCATAATTTTTTTTGTTTTTAGCTGTTATCGGCAAATGTGAGATCTTGACCGTAGATAATTCTGAGAGCTGCTGCATCACTCATGATGCAATCTTTTACTCTTCTACTTCTTCCCGTTACTACTGTTTCAAGTGTATCGGCTCCTCCGTTACCTAATAGAATCAACTGGTCGGCAGCAACGTCACCTCCTACACAATAAGCTACTTCAACAGTAGCACCAGGGTCTACTATAATTCCATCATTCAAAACACCTACTACAAATTGGCTACCATCAGAAGCTTCAGCACTGAATGGTACCAGATAACCTGTAGAAGCCACACGGCCTAATACAGTTCCCGGATTGTAGGCTATCTGTGAATAACCTGAATTGTTAAGGAGCCCGTTTTCATAGCGGTTGTCCCACAGAAATAATTTCGAGAGGTCATAATTGACGTATAAATATGCGCCAGTCTGATCCTGGATATAAAAATTACTCATGGTAGTATTTTTATTTTGTTTCTGGTTTTGTTTCTAGTCCAAAATTTTTCCGGACTTCACTTAAGAAAGAACTTTGTCTTTCTTGTTTTTGCATTATCTCCTGCTCCTTCTGTCCACCAATTGCCTTCTCAGCAGTGGCTACAGGTTTAGCGTTTCCACTCTCAATTACTTTCAAAGAATTTTTTGAAAATAATTTCACATTCAACTCTGATATAGCAGTAGCTGTAATTTCTGCACCGCTTTTTATGGAAGCAGTGATTAGCTCAGGATCCGCATCATAGAAGGGCATCCATGAACCAACACGGTCTTTTTCTTTTGCTACTCCTTTTGCAATTCCCTCTTCGAGAACTTTTGCATATAAATCAGGATGAGAATTTTTTAGCTCGGTTAATTCCATATTTTTTATTGGATTACTTTTTTCAATTTTTTTATTTGAATCGTGGCGGGCTGCCATTCTTACTTTCATATTTGATTCAATCTCAGCCTGACGTTTTGGAGTTATCTTGGTTATCTTAGTAACCAATCCGATCTTCTTAGCTTCCTTAGCGGAAAGGAAAACATCTATCCGATCGTCCATGCTGAAAATATCATCGAGGGTAACGCCTTTAAGCTGTTCAAGAGCTTCGAGATCTATTTTACCTTCCATAGCTTTTCTTAAAGAATCATTGACTCTTTTAAGATTGTCTTTCATGGCATCAGTAAATAAGGCCGGTTCACTTTCAAACCAGGAAGGATAAGCAGCACGATGAAATAAAAATTCTGAAACATCGAGAGCCTCTACATTGTCACAATACACACAGAAAAATGTTCCGGCTGAATAAGCTTTGCCGTCTACTTTAACAAACTTCTGCCCTGTGAACTCAAGGAATTTTGCTATCATTCCAAATCCGAATTCCGGATCACCACCGTCTGTAGCGATTCTCACAGTAAGATCTTGGCCATCCTCTAATTCATTTACATCTTGTATAAACTGAGATGCTGAATACTCGTCTATGTTACCGTATATGAGAACTTCTTTCGCCATCACTTTTTATGATGGGACCAAATTAGGATCAGAAAAAAAAAATAATTTTATTTGGGTACTCGTTAGGTACTCGTTAGGTACTCGTTAGGTACTCGTTAGGTACTCGTTGAATGATCTTTGATATTTTAAACGTGATGAAGGAAATGGAGAGAAAACAGAGATTCGATTTTTGGGATGAAAATAATGGGGAAATGAGAGTAAGAGTTCCAATTCAAATGAAGGAAGATATTGATAATATAGCAGCCAATCTAAATGAAAAAAGATCGACAATTTTGAATCCATTTTTACAGGATTTTGTTAATAAAAATCCTATTATAAATTATCACCTTTCTCATTTTGATGAAAATTCAAAAAATAATTTTACTACAATTAAAATAACTAATGTCAACATATTTATTAAAAGAGGGATCGCTGAAATAGCAAAAAAAAATAATACCTATCCTACAATAATAATACGACATATTTTAAAAAAATTTATAGAAGATCAATTGGATAGCAAATCAAAAAAGCATCTACCTTATTAATCAAATTTCATTTTAGTTTGTACGGGCACTGCATTTATATTCAATCGCTGTGCCTCTTTTAATTCTTCGGAGAATTGTTCCATATTGGCGAATGATTCTCCACCATTTAAATTCTCTGTGGCACTTTCTAAAGTAGTCAATGGAAGAGATTTTCCTGCATCTCCAAGTTTAGCTCTTTCAGCCATAACTTCTTTAAGTGGATCAATATGAGGAACAGGAGCGCCTACAAAACGAGCATTCCTATATGCCTCTACCACCATATAATTTTTTTCCATTCTGGCTTTAATATAACCTGGTGCCTGAATTTTATTTTTCAGAATTTCAGTTTCTAACCAGAAATTAAAAATCGGTTGCTCAAAACCTGCAGAAAAAGAATTACGTCTTACATTAAGAGTATGCTCCCAATCTTTTAATGCTGCCCTACTACTGGAAAATGATTCCGTATAAAGCATCATAGCAACATTGGGAGGAATGCCAAGGCATGCACAAATTAATTCCACATTGGTAGAGTGGAATTCTTTAAAAAATAATTCCTGTTTTGATTCAATACTTTTCATCTTAAGACCCGAAGGCATTAAGAAAGTTTGCTTATTAGTAGAAGCTGCAACAGTATTGGCAATTTCTTTTCCTTCTGCATCAACAGGTAATTGACTCGTAATTCCTCTGTAATAATCATGAGCCTTAACCATATCCTTCACCAAAGGTTGCTGAGGAATAGCGTTTACATCCGGCTCAATCACATAGGCAATTTTCTGCCGCTCTTCTGCACTGCCTAATGCAGCAGAAGCATAACGCTCCAAGGTTGCCAGTTTTTCCAGCACTGTAGACAAATTAGGAATACCACGCATATTATCAAGCCTGTATTCCTTTCCATAGTATAACCATGCGCATAGCATGCCATAATCATTTTTGGCAGGGATGCGTGTATAATTCAATTGGAAATCCTGAACATAATAAGCCACATGCTCTCCGCTTGGAGCAAACTCCACTCCATTCACTAAGCGGTTTCCATTCTGTAAAATTTGGGGGAAATATTCCGTTCCCATGCCTGGAGATTTTACATGAGAAGCATCTACTAATTGAACCTTTACGCAATCATCTATATAGCGCAATATCACAAGCACATCTCCTCCTAATTCACCATTCTTAAAAGCTGTACTTGATAATTCATTTTTCGATTTCATATTGGCATAATCCGACATTCTGGATTTAGACCATGCCTGATAACGTGCTTCTACTGTTTTAGTAAATTGTTTTGAATCAAGATTAATACCTTCAAGACTCAAAACTTCCTTAAGAGGCTCGCATTGAAGTTTGAGGCCTTTGCCAATTACCCATTTTATATATGCGTTAACAACTGTATGGGAAACTTCGGATTCATAATAAGATTGCCATGACCTAAGACGTAGGGCTTCATAATTTGGACGGTAATTCCTGATAGGACCAATTCCGCCTAATGTTTTTTCTCCGGTAAAAGAGACTGCAAAAAGTGGAGTATATACACCCCCAGGGGTTGAAAAGTCAGCACGTTTTTGAACACCATTATTTTCAGGAATTACTTCCGCAATATTGGTTTGATTAATATTTTTTTGCTGTTTTTTTTTACGTTTGCTCATTAATATCTCCCGTTATAAAAACGAGTCATATTTCTTCCATCCACTAACCTCACCACATGACCATTAATCTTATTAACAAGCCTTTGCTTAATGGCCTCAAAAGCATTTATTGAACGGGTAATTTCTTCAATATTCCTGTGAGTACCTTTTATTTTTGTTTGTCCATCATCCAAATCATATTCTACATTCTGAAAAAAAGAAGGATCGGAAGCTGCTGTTTCCATAGCCGTTTCGAGAGCGATAATAATCTTCTCAATCCGGCAGATACGGGCTTTCATATCTCTCCCAGTTTCATCAATATAGATTTGTGCAGAGGAATAGATTATCATTCAGGCAAATTGCATGAATTAGGAAAAAAAAGTAAAGTTTAGGTACTCGTTAGGTACTCGTTAGGTACTCGTTAGGTACTCGTAAAAGTATTTATGGATTATTAAGGTGTTTGTATAGTATTAATTTTTGAGGCTGAAATATCTTTAATCAATTGAGTAGAAGCCCATGCAGAAGTAGCACCTTTCAAAGCTGCTCCTCCATCATCAGGAACAGGTGTCCATGTCGTAAATGCTTGTTTAAGATTTTTTATATCATTCTGAAGTTCCTGAATAGTTTGAGCCATCGGAGTATAACGAACAGCATTATCTGCATTTCCGGAAAGAAGTAGGGTACCATCATTTTTTAACCATAGATATGCTTTTAAATCTCCATTTCCATCAACTGAAAAAAGCCTTGTCTCTCCCACATCGGCCATCATATTTTTATTTAGATAACCTATAATTACATTTTTACCACGTTCAGAAGTATCTGAATATACTGCAACCATTCCAGCCGGTGGATTAGAATCAATGCCAAACTCTGAAGCCTGGAATGGTTCCTGAACATCATCGGTTCCAAATCTTGTAATCTTAATTAAGCGGCGTTTCAATTGTCCGCTTGCTTCAATGGCTGTCGATATTATTTTAGTAAGTTGCATTTTTATACTGGGCTAGAATAACCTGATGCTGAATTTTCATGTGGATCTACGAAGACATTATAGGGCTGTGATAAATCATAGCAGAACGGAAGCACACAAGTTAGCGTAGCAGTCAATGCTTCTGAATTTCCGGAATAATGAGCAGACTCCACAAAGAATTTCGTTTCATCATATAGATAAAGTTTTTTACTAATAACTGAAATAATTGAATTAGGTAATATTAATTGATTATTTAAATCCCATCGATCAATATTAATCGTTAATACGACTCCCCTTAATTCAGCTGCTAAAGCATTCTTTGCCACTAATTTAGTAGCCGTATTATCGCCTGAACTTTGAATTACTACTTTTGGCCGATAGGTATAGGCAACCGGTACATAAGGATTTACTATTGTATATTGACCTGCGTTTCCTCCCTCTGAATCCGCTTGCTTCATTACTGTAATATGGCTGTGTATCTCCTGACCCTGAAAACTTAATGATAATTCTGTTCCAATTAAACCTTCACTAAATTTCATTATTGGAAGAGTATTAGTTTTTAATTGGGTAAACAGAACTCTTCCATAAGTATCATGAGAGAGGATAATATTTCTTTGAGCACACAGATCAATTAAGTATTCGGATATTTTTTGAGTAGGCTCCGCTGAAGTCTTATCAAATGGTATATTCATTTTTGCCTGTACTAATGGATCGACTACCATTTTACACCATGGGAATGGTTTTATTAATTTACTCGCGATCTGTTGCAACGATAATCCGTCATGCTGCAAAGGATATGCCTCCGGAGGTATATTGCAATGTTCTAAAAAACATGGGAGAGAAGCACCTGAAAATTTAGCCATCTCAGGGGTAGGGCTATCTTTAAAATCCTGCTGAATAATAAAACCTCTTAATAATTGGTTACCGTTGTGCTCTATTAATGCTTCGTGGTAATGTGATACACAAAATAACTCCTCGTGATCGTGATTATCAGGATCAAACGAGGCCTCAAAGGAAAATGGCGAAGAAAGACTATCGTGCTTCAGCATTAATTCAAAATTATTGAAATACTGAATAGTCCTTACTTTTAACCGATCATTGATTTTTAAAATCATATATAATATTTAACAGGAGTATTTTTTCTAATTTGAATGCACTGATTTAAACCCCATCCATTATTAACCATAAGCTGACTCATATTGTTATCAAATTCGTCAAGACCATATAGTCTATGGGTAAGAACTATAATATTTGTATCCTTTTCTAAAATTAATGTCCTTTCCTGCTTACCATTTAATGCTATTGTAAATAGATTAGCTATTACATTACACATTAATTGATTCAATCCTATCAAACTTGCCGAATCCGGAATAAAACTTGTAGGAGTTCCACCTGTAGCAGTTTGTATTGAATCCAAATCTGTTAAATATTGATTATAATTATCAAGAAGTAATTCAATAACCGTAACTACATCGGAAGCATTTGTATAATCAGTAGGCTGAGGAGTAGATGCAGCTACAAGCTGAGAAGATATTAATGTACCAGCTTGTATCTGGAAAATTTGTTTTGTAGAAACAGGAATTTTCTGATATGAATTCTTAGGTATAATCTGCGCTTTTAAAGTTTGGTATTGATTATTTAATAAATTAACACGACTCTGAACGTCTGTTTCAAATAATGCAGGTGCCGAAATTACTGCCTGAGCCGCCTGCATTGCTACCAAAGGAGAGGCAATTGCATTATTAATAGCAGAACGGGCAGTTTGGAATAAATTAAAATAATTTGTTAAATCATCAGGTATTTTTATAATTGGTATGGACCTGTTATAAAGAGTATTATTATTACCAGTCATATTCACAATATCAGAGCTGGCCGGAATCTGATCAAGCGAACTGGCAAAAGTAGAATCCAAATTACTCTTATCAATCTGAATATTATCAATGGGATCGACAGTTGTAATGGGATTATTTTGTGTAATAGTTTCTATAACCTGACAAGTAATTTTTGTAACATTGAAGCCAGTGTTATCTATGTCCATTCCTAAAGGCTGCACTATTATTTGCCCATAAAATGGGTGTGTAATTATCCATGGCTGAAGATTATTATCAGATGAATCCTGAAATGCCTGAGAAGTTTCAAGATTGTTTTCTCCCTGGAAAAATATTTCAAGATTATATCTATTGCCTTTAGGTTGACCTCGTGAGACATAAGAACCTGCAAGATTTGGATAATTGAATTCGGCAACGAAATATTCTTTCGCCTTGCGTGCATTCATCCAGTTTACCGAATAATTCTTATTATCTCCGGTGGTTATTATAAAATTCGTATTTACGTCTGCTACCCAGCTCATGATAAATATTTACGAAATGCCCGTTCTGCTCTTTCAATATAAAATTCGTCAATTTTTTTATGGCTCATATTTCCTGATTTTTCAATAAAATGGTGTGCAGGAACACGAACCGATCTGTTTTTTTGGAATGAATACAAAGCTGTTAATTTGAATTTTTTATCTTTTGTATTATTAACAGAGTTTACTCTAAACAAAGTTTCTTTACTTCCAATGTCTGTTAAAACAAATCCTCCCTTATCAGCCATGTAAACCGATTTTACAAATTTCTGTTTTGAATTAGACCCTTTTATAGATGACTCTTTTACAATTGTTCGTATAGATTTTAGCCGGTTGACAGCACGAACAAGCTTATTGGGATTAGAACTCACACGTGCATCCTTCATTGGAATAAAGGAACGTTTATTAATATTGCCACCGCTTTCCTGTTGTACCAAATCCTTCACGGCATAATTATCGGAACCTTTTAAATTATTATCAGTCATTCCAACTACTGCTTTCATCGATTCAATATTAAAGCCTTCTGCTCTCTCAAAAGAAGAATTAGCTTTAAAGAAATTACTTGTTCTATTTATAAATTCCGAAGAAGAAAATTTAATTAAGCTTTTAGTCTTCATATCCTTTGCACAATCATTCAGTGTCTCTCTGATTGCAACGGGCAAAGCAGATTTATGAAGCTTTTCAAGCTTTTTGGTATAGTCCTGTAAATTGGTCGAATTAATAAAAAGCATAGATCAAATATACTAAATTATGACATAAGATCCGATTTGTAATAAATTATAGGATTAAAGATCCTAATTTTAATATATTAAAATCCTAATTTTAGGATCAGGATCTATATTTGATCGTGTCATAGTATAAATTTTATATCTATGAAACGCTTAATTTTTGTCCTTTTTATTTCTATTCTATTTTTTTCATGTGAAAAAGACCGGGATCCTTCTATTCCTGTAGAAGTTTCTAATGAATATGAAACATTTTTACAGGAAGCACATAAAAGAGGAATTTATCTTGAAAATAAATTCTTAAAAAGAATCCATTTACAAGGACCAATATCTTCACATCAATGTAAAGGTGAAGATGGAAATGCAGTGGCAGGCTATTATGATGAACGAAAAAGAATAATTTTTATAGATACCACGCATCAGGAATATCAATTACAAAAACAAGTTCTTATTTTTCATGAACTGGGGCACGCTTTTCTTAGAAGGGGCCACAGAAATGAAACATTTGTCGATCATTTAACACCTGTTTCTATAATGAACTGTTGTATTCCGGCCAATATTAATCAAACAACTTATCAATATTATATTGACGAATTTTTTAACGAAACTACACCCTACCCTTCATGGGTTTCCGGATGGAAATGAAATTAGAAGTTGATATTATAATTAATATTATCAATATAAAATAAGTTATATTGAGCAAAGGCCTGTTGGATATACATATCACCATTAGAGGCATAAATTTTAACAGAAGTTAATTTATCGACTCCTGTATTTGATCCATAACAGCTAAACACTCTATCCGTTTGAGGTCTGTAACCGGCAGGTAATATTGCAAATAATCCAGAGGTACCACTTGAATTATTATTAATTAATACGCCATTCATTTTTAAATTACCAAAAACATCCAATTGAATAGTAGGCGTTCCGGAAGCAGCCACAATTCCACTTCCGCCAACCAATGGTAATGCTATGGGAGATATTGATCCCATATTTTGACCAGAAATTGCATTGGCTAATGGAATAGCACTGCTAAAATCAGATATACCGGTACCACTTATTCCGGCTTGAATATTTGCATAAGGAATATCCGTCGACTGAATTTTAAAGACAAAGGTCTCACCTCCATTATTAGCAGTACCAGCCTTAACAAGGTATATCTTACCATTATAATAAATACTTCCCGAACTCCATGTACCAACACTACCTACTATATTCATGGTAATAGGAGATAATATAACAACAGTGTTAGTGACATAATTAGGAATCAGTCCTTGTACCGAAGGAAATGCTCCCCAATTCATAATCCAATATATGAGAGCCTGATGAAATTGATGTCCTGTATATTCGCAATCCGGAGAACCATTAGGAGTAATTCCTGCTATATTCATTAGCTTAGCAAAAAATTCCTGAATATCTCCATTCGTCAACTGATTGACTGGCGTTCCGCTATTATCGCCTGGATTGTCTTTTATTCTTCCGGAAAGAAAATCTCCATCGGGAGGATAAATATTTGGGAAATTTATTAATCCTATTGCCATAATTATACATAGTTTATAAATAAGAATCCTACAGTAGATGCAGGTTTCAAGGTTAATAATAATTGTCTAAATTCATCATGTCGGGATAAAGATACATCTGCATAAGTGCCCAATGTAGGTCCACCTACGAAAAATGTAGCCGATAAATCATCATCCAAATTGAAAGAATAATCATCTTTTTCATTTATAGAATTAGCAAGTTTATTAATATAAATCTGGCCATACTGATTATCTCCATATTGACCATCTCCATATTGTACAGCAGAAAGAATAGAAGGATCACCACTTACTTCATAAGGAGTTTTAGTAGTATAACCTCCCATTCCATCTGAGAAAATATTTTCATATATATAAACATCAAATCCTGCCTTCTGTAATTCTGCTTCTATATATTGATAATGCTGTTTTGCCGGATTTCCTGTTGTACTTATACATTGAAATAATGCATCCATTCTCTGGGCTAATGTCAAATTTGCATTACCGGATAACCCATATATTCTTTCCCAGTTACTTGCATCGTCTTCTGTGAATTGTTCATTATCGGGAAGCAATCCTGAAAACAACGTAAGCATATCATTATAAAACTGATCCTGACTCTCATTCAATGCAATATGAAGTTTTTCCATATCCCCCCCCTGAGGCATCCAAAAAGCCCTTCCCGTTGGATATAATTGCCTGTCGGCTGCCAATAAATCATCAGTAAGTGCCATTAGGAAAACGTTACAGAATTTAAATAAGGAATATTACCATTGATAAATTGAAATGAAGTATATACCACTCCATTCACTTTTAAAACAGGTGCTCCAAAAGAAGAACCTGGTACCGCTGATAAAATAACAGAAGCGATATTATTTATATCAATCGTATCATTTTTATCAGCTATTACATCAGCGGCAGCAATGAAAGGTCTTATTGAATTAATATAAGCCGTTAATGCATTTTGAATAATGGTTTGTATATCCGAAGTAAGACCTACAAAGGAAGGAATGGTTATATCAACATTTAAAACTGAAATAGGAAGATAATTAACAATCACCGTTAAAGGTCTTCTGCCTCTTTGAAGGAGTGGAAGTGTTTCATCGGGATTAAATTCTACTACGGATTGAACATCCGAAATCATGGAGGAGGATGGAGTTCCTTTACCATCTGTTGAATCTGAAGGAACAGATTCAATATAAAGATTCACCCTATTGGAATATCCGGAAGCAGTATAAGGATAAACAGCAGCTACTCCTTGTGCATCCTGTGCCCATAAACGGTAATCGGTAGCAGCTCCCCCCTGTGGTTCCTGACGGAAAGCATTAATTACGGCCTGCCGGTAGGAACTTAATAATTCAGCATCCAAAGGCTGAACATACTGTGAAGAAACTGAAACAGAACTATTAACTAAAGCAATTGGTGAAGTAGCTGTTAAAGTGTTTCCAGTATCCAATGCTCCTGCAGTACCAGGGGTAAGGGCACGAATTGTAATTGTATCTCCTGATCCAGTTAGGACGTAATCACTATCTAAAATATAAAGTTGTGCGGGATTAAGGGAATTATCATCGGAAAGAAAAGTAGTTTGCGCTTTTATAATAGCACCTGCAGAACCACTCACATTGACTATATACTGGCCATTTGTTGCCTGATATGGATAACGTCCTAACTTTATATAACCCCATCTCTCTAAGGTACCTCCCACGCTAATACTATCAGCCAAATCAGGAAGCATATTCTTCTGAGCAGCTGCAAGTGTTAGGTATAGAAGTTTTAATTTACCACCCAGTGTATTACCAGTAGCTCGTAAGGCAGATTTGCCAGTTTCAGAAATACTATCTCCATACTGAGCTTCTATCTCAGATATAACATCGTTACAGAGTTGCGCTAATGTAGGTATAGTTATCATTTATCAATAGAAATCATCGTTAAAATCAAATAAATAGAAATCTCCGGTTTCAGAAGATTTTTTGAAATTTAAAATCTTCACATTTACCATTGTTGGATAAGTAAGAATTAACTGTACATCTATCCGATCTGTTGCTGTAATAGCTACCGTTACCTGTATTGAAACTCCCTGAGCTGAGAGAAATTGTAAATCAGTATAAATTGCATTTTGAATTAATGCCCGGCCTGCACTCGTTAAAGGAACATTTTTTAAAGTTCTCTCAACAATCGAATTAAATTGTATGGGTTGATTCGCATTCATTAAAAGCGTATTCCCCCAATAATCAAAAGATTGCTCCTGAACTATATTATTAACGGTTGATTCCTCCACGTTGCCCCCGAACATTGCCAGATATGGCATATTTTCAGAACCATTGACAACATCTAAATCGGTACCATTAAAATTATAGTCCCCTCCGTCTCCTGTTTCATATATGGCAAGATCAAACATTATTACATTCCAAATTTATGAGTACTTGTTACCGTAATAGGAATTCTACTTTTATTTTCGCTCACTTTAGTTCTTCCTGTAGGATCATTTATATCCAGTGCTATTCTATTATTAACTGTGCTTTCCATTCGCTCAGTCATTATATCGTTTCGCTCGGCTTGTGGATTTGCAGCTTCTTCAAGTGTCCCCGCTTCATCAGTTTGGACTCCTAAATCTGCTCGGAATTCTTTCATAGATTGAACTGCTGAATTAGCCCAGTCTGCATTTGTGAACCTGGCCACTAATTCTAAAAGTTGCTGCATTGGATATAATAAAGAATCTAAGAAAACAGCACCTATTGCCTTTAAGCCTTCTAAAATTCCTCCTTCCGAAAAAGCTTTGGTAACCATATCCCAATTTCTCCGGAAGGATTGAATTAAATTAATAACCCATCCGAGTGGACCTATTAACATTAAAACAGCAGCACCCCATTCATTATATTTTTTAATTGCGATTACCACTAATGCAACCAATGCGGCAATTGCTACAATAATAAGACCTATAGGGTTTGCTGTCATAGCTGCATTCCAAGCCCATTGAGCAGCCGTAACTACTTTCATAATGGAATTATATATAAACATGGCAGCATTGTTTCCATGCAGGAATAGCAGCGTTTTACCTTGTAATGCTAATGTAACTGCCTGCACTGTTCCCCACGCCCATTGAAGAGCAATCACACCGCTCATTATAGTCGCATAGGCGGCAACCGTTGCCGATACTGCCGATATGATAAACATAACAGAGGAAAGTCCTATCGCAATTTTAATGATAGAAGTAACCAATGGTTTATTTTCCTTAGCCCAATTGGTAAAAGATTTAATAACCGGAGTTATCTCTTTTAAGAGATCGTTAATAATTGGTAGAAGCTGGGTACCAATCATAATTGAAAAAGATTCAAAATTATTTTTCGCTTTTTGAATATTGGCAGCAGTTGTATTATTTTTTACATTATATTCATTTAATAAGGAAGTACCTTTTGCAAATTCTTCATTTGAAATTTTCTGGAAATCTGTCAGAACTTGCGTAGAAGCAGAAAGTGCTCCGAGAACTTTTATAGATCCCGAATCTTTTAAATCTAATTTTTGTGAAATATCTGCAAATTGAAGCGCATTAAGTCCATTTAATCCAGCGGAGAATTTCTTTAAAAATTCAGCAGGATTAGTATTAAGCATCCTGGCTATTTCTTTATTTGAAATTCCCATTTGTTTGGCAAATGCAGCCGGTGCCTTTGAAGCAGTAAGTAAAACATCAGCGGTAGCTCTGGAAGAAATCTCCGCTGTTATACCTGCTTTATTAAATACTGCACCAAGTGCAGCAACGTCCTGTATAGCTGGCTTAATTGCATCAGGAAGCGCACCCAAACGTTTCATATATTCTGTGATCTCGGGTACCTGAACACCTTTTGCAGATAAAGCATTTATAGCACTACCTGTGCGGGTAATGGATTCGGATATATCAAGTTTTCTTGTTTGTTTGAAAAGGACATTTAATCCTCCAATCGCACGGGCTGCTTCATCAACTCCTCCTCCAAAATCACTTCCCAGAGCAACGTTGAATTTATTAACACTATCCGTGAAATCGGCAATTCCTTTTCTCCCGGTAATTCCCATTTGTCCACCAATCTCTGCTATTTTTTGAAGCCCTTCAATGGGAGTTCTCGTATCGGCAGCCATTTTCAAAAGATCATCTCCCAAGCTGGCAAGATTGCCTCCTGCCAATCCTGTAGTTTTAGCAACATCTGCCATACGATCTTCAAATGCTACTGCCTGTTTACCTGCCAGAATTAAAGGAGCAAGAATGGCTACACCTATGAGAGCAAAATTTCTTGAAATTTTCATGGCACTTTGTGCCACCGATTTCAATTGATTATTCATCTTCTTCACTGGGTCCGTGAAGCGATCGACTGCTGTAAAAATGGTAGGTAAAACAAATGCTTTCATTCTGCCTTCTTTTTTTTCTTCATCTCCTGAATGCTTTCAACTACATCTTCATACCAGAAGCATAACCCATAATGATCTATCTTATCAACAAATAGGGCTCCTATTTGATCGGGAGCCCAATGGTGTTCGCGGACAATAGTCCTTATAATATTCGTAAGAGTTGTATAATCAATCGATAATAATTTCTTAGTGCATCGGATTACATAAAAAAAACCGCTATACTTCTGGCGATCTTAATATCTTCCTTGTCAAGACTCTTAATAATTCCGATAACCTGACCTGTTAAAGCACTAATATGAGCCACAATTCTTCCATCAGTATCATCAGCACGAACGCCCATCAATTTTGATGAAAGTTCTTTTTCCATAACCCTTGATTTATAATTAAGAATTGTAAGTCCAGCCGAATCCAATGGGAATTTTAAACGATGTGTGAATGAATAATCTTCATTCAAAATTAAATGACCTGACTTAATATATGAAATCAGATATTTAATACTACCTTCCTGATCTTCCCTTTGTAAATCATCAATTTGTTTATAATCCAACCATCTTTCAACTTCAGAAGCTGCAAGATCATGACTCATTACTTCGGTAAATTTTTTTCCTTCTTTCTCTTTCTTAGTTTCGATTGCCATATTCTATTATGTAAGTTTTTGTGCAGTATTACTTCCAGCAATTTTCAAATCAAAAGTTGCTGCATTGACATTATTTTCAATTTTACCTACCGGCTTACCACCTGTAATTTTATAGACGTGTCCGTTTATCCAGGTAAAAGTATATGTGGCAGGAGCAGGATTAGCTGCTAATAATTGAATTTGTTCAAGCGTACCATTATCCATATCATTAACAGCAGTTCCCTTGATATAAGGAACGGTTCTGTTTAATATATCAATACGAGTACCTGAGCCATCAATATTATTGTCTTCATCCTGTGATTCAAAACCACCTATACATAGATCAGAATCTTCAGCCGCTTTAAAATAAAATGTGCCTTGTCCTAATGTTGGATGAGTCCAGTTTACATCTAATAAATCACCACCTACTGCCATCTCATTATCGTTTTAGTAGCGGAAATAGGAATCGAACCTATGACCTTTGGGTTATGAGCCCAACGAGCTACCGCTGCTCTATTCCGCAATATATTTTTAGTTTAATGTTCCAAAATTAAATCCAGCTTGTGCCGTGGTAGCCGCTATACGAGCTACTCCACTTCTTTTATAAGGGAAGAATGTTTCCAATCGGTCAGGATTAGTAGTACTAATATTTACTACTATACCTGCTTTCATAAATGCAGCATCTACAAGCAATCCTCTGGAAACTAAATCATCTGCCAAATCAGCAACTGCCGACTTCCAAGTTTTAGGTTTAATCACTTTTGATGATTTTACAACATCATCATCATTTGCAATCACTGACCCTATTACATATAGCTGCTCTTTGAGGTAATAAGAATACCTCACATTAAAATCAAGCATTAAATTTCTTGCATATCTGTATTGAGGAGGATTTTCACCTACAGGATTATAAGTAGTCACGAAATCCTGAATTACATATACTCCGTTAATTACATTAGCAGTTGAACTTCCGTTTTGTACAATGCTGTTTCTGTTTGTTGCATCCTGCATACTTCCAGCAGATATTGGAGTAGGCATATCAGGGTAGGATAGCCCTCCAATATCAAGCTCTGGGGTATTCTGGGAAAGGTTGGCAAATAAAACTGTAGCATTGGCTGATGCTTCCATTGGAAGACCTAAGCTATTAGGAGCAGGTGCAATAGCAATTGTAACCTGGTTGTTTCTTCCACTGGTTAAATAAGAAGGATCATCATCTGTATTACCAGTAATGGCAATGAAAGGCTGCATAATGATTCCTACATATCTTCCGGTTGGATTAACAGGATCAGGAATACCATTGTAATTTTCCAAGGCTGCCATCACAGTGGTATTGGTATCGTATGGATTTACAACTATAGTATTCCATACATTTCCAAAATTCAATTGTGATGTAATATCAGGAGTTCCGGAAGCAGTAGAAGTAGCAGTAATTTCATAAGAAATTCCAAGGCTGTTACCTTGTGTATCTATGCTCACGCTTAATTTATCGGCTGTTGCACCACTCCATTTACTTTGAAGTGTTGCAACATACTCAGTATCCGTACAAATCATAGGACATCCCAATACTCCATTTACTGTATCATAAATTTTAGATACAATGTCAGATGCAGTATCTCCCTGAGCTATATTTATGGCATAAAATTGTCCGTCTAATCCTTCTCTACCGGCAATGTTTATATAGTGTGTACCGCTTGCAGTAGCCACACCAGAAGGAGAAATAGTAAATGTTTTTGGAGTTGCACCAACCGCTTTCGCCTGTGGATAAACAGTTACAGGAATTCCTGAAACTCCTCCTCCATTATTAGGAAAAAGTATTCTGGCCATAATATGTAATGGAGATCCAAAACCATATTTAAGCCCTATTGCTTGTGCAGAAGTAAAAGAAGTAGGAGTAAGATCTAAACCCGATTGATTATCGTCATTTGCTTCTCCAAATACTGCAATGGATTGAGGCAGGTTCGGAGAGGTTGCCTGAAAACTTCCCTTTGTTAGTAAATAACCAACGATACGGGATACCCATTGTAAAGGAACTGCAGTCGATGCCATACTTTTTGATTTATGACACCAATATTAGGATCAGAAAAAAAAAATAATTTTATTTGGGTACTCGTTAGGTACTCGTTAGGTACTCGTTAGGTACTCGTTAGGTACTCGTTGAAATGTTGTAGAGAAACTTGTGATGGAAATATACCAGATATATTTCAGGAAGGAGCAGTTGGAAAAGTTGGATTACAAACCTTATTTAAATGAGGATTGCACGCCCTTTTTTGAAAATTCAGTAATTAGAAATTTAATTGAATTAGGTGCTCATAGAGGACATGATTATTTTGGCGTTGTAAGTCATAAACTAAGGGAAAAAATTACTATTACTAAACATGGATGGGCGAAAATAAAAAATATTGCGAACGTATCGGACCTTCCTTTCTCTCCTCAATTATTTCAAACTATTTTATTGCAGAAACGTCCGGATACAATGAGTTTCCAACGTCATATTCCTCATGATCCAATCAGTTTTGCAGATAAATTTCACCCTAATTTCAGTAAATATTTTGCTGAAATTATGCACAAAACAGGCTATAAATGGACACCTATAAGCTTTGAAAATGTATTTTATTGCAATTTTTTTGTAGCAAAAAATGAAATTTATGAGCGTTATGTAACTGAAATGCTGGCTCCCGCAATGGATATAATGTTGGAAATGCCAGAACTTTTTCAAAATAGTAATTACCCTCATGCACTTCCGGAAGAATTAAAAATAAAATTTAATATACAGTATTATCCTTATCATCCTTTCCTATGCGAAAGAATGTATTCTTATTTTGTTCATATACATAAACTAAAAGTTTGGCATTTCTGATATGATAACACTTATAACAAGTTGCGACCGTCATGATCTTCTAATAACTACATTAGAATCGTTGGTAAAAAACCAAAAGCATAGATTAGCAATTGCTATTAATGAAGATTCATCGAGAGTATTAGTAGTACCAGCCATTCGTGATACTATGATTAATACTTATAGACTGGATGGTAAAGGCCAGAACCATTCTATAGAGACTTTTCTAAGAGCTGCTATAAAAATGAAAGGTAGATTTTATTTGCATTGCGAAGATGATTGGGAATTTGATAATAATTATGATTGGATTACCGAATCTTTAAAAATAATGCAGAGTGATCCTAAAATTATTAAAGTTCTTTGCCGATCTGATAGCGTTCATCCTTGTGAATTTAAAAATGGGTATGGTATTTTAGAACCATGGACCGATCCTTGGAAAGGTCATGTATGGCATGGATTCGGATGGAATCCTGGTATTACAAGGATAGATTTACTTGCAAAATTCCTCCCTTTAAAGTGTGACGAACAAACTTTATCAAAAAAAATATATGATGCAGGATATAAGACTGCATTACTTGAAAAAGGTGTATGTAAACATATAGGAGAAGGAAGGAGCACCCATGAACAATAAAAAAAGAATGGTTCTTTATTTTATAAATTGGAATGACTGTTTTTATTTTCCATTCCTCAAAGAACATTATGAAAAATTCTGTGAAAAAATTATCATGTATGATAATTACAGTAGTGACAATTCTTTTATTACTGCTAAAAATTTAGGATTTGAAGTCAGATTTTTTGGTCAAAGAGGTCAATTGAATGATCAATATTATTTGGATGTAAAAAATCACTGTTGGAAAGAATGCAGAGGAAAAGGAATTGATTATGTGATCGTCTGTGATGCAGATGAATTCATTATTCCAGAAGAATTAAAAGGCACTTCTCCAATAGTAACGGGTTATAATATGATTTCTGAGTATTTACCACATAAATCTATTTTAGAAATCAATACAGGTAGTTATTCACAAGAATATTCTAAACAAGCAATATTTTCACCGGATGCCATTGATGAAATTAACTATGTACATGGTGCTCATCGTAATTATATGAAGGGAAATATTACCACCGATGGACATTGTAAACTATTACATTATAGACAGATTGGAGGCGTTGAAAGAATAATAAGAAGACATTTTGAATATCGAAACAGACTTTCATCCTTTAATAAGCAACATAAGATGGGATTTCATTACAATCATTCTGATGATGCTAAAAGAGTTGAATGGAATGATCTAAAATCAAAAGCAATACAAGTTTTTTAAACAATAAATTAACCATAAAATAAAAATCGTATGATAAAAAAGCTGTTGACTGAAATTTCTCTAATGTGGGATGATTTCAAAATTTATTTACAAAAAGCCTTCTCAGAATTAGAAGAAGTAGAAAATTTAGTAACCGAAGACGGTGAAAAAATCTATTATGGCGTTCAATCTTATATAGTATTTGTGAAAAACAAATCTGCCAGTATCATTGAGCAGGAAAAAAGACAACTTTTTACACCTGTTAAGATGTTTTTCACAAAAGAAAAAGCAGCATTATTGCAATTAGAAAAGGAAACATTGAAAATTTTTGCAAGTAAACGTGCTGCATTGGAATTTATAATTAAAAATAAAATTTAAAATGGTCATTAATCAGTTTCACGCTCATGGAGATATTCTATTTTGTGAGCCTATTTTTCGCCATTTCTGGGAAAGAAATGGCGAAAAACCTATTGTACCAGTGCGGGATCACCTTATTTTTTTCCAGGATTATATAGATTCGGCAAAATTTATTCCTATGAGTAAATTTTCACTTGATTATGAATCCATGGAAACTGAAAATCCAGATTATTTGCCGCTGAGATTTGCTAATCAAATTACAAGAGGTCTTTCTAAGAACGACCATTCTGATTATTCAAATACAATGCCTGATAAATATAAATTGGCTGGCATTCCTTTAGAGAACTGGAAAAAATTATCGTGGTGTCATTACCCTGAGAAATGTATGAAGCTTTTTGCTGCATTAGATCTTAGCAGCGAAGAAGATTACATTTTTGTCAATGAAAATTCCCAAGCGGGTAAAATAGAAATCAATCCGGAGAATCCAAACAATTATAGAATTATAAAAATGGAAGTAATTCCGGAATTTAATTTATTGGATTGGACTCCTATAATGCTATTAGCAAAAGAACATCATCATATTTCTACTTCAACGTTTTATATGTTGGAAGGATTGAAAGATATTCACAATAAAAAAATTCCTATTTATATATACCCAAGACCTAATGAAGACGGTCTGCAAGGAATTTCAAAATTAAATCCATCGTTTCATTATACAGCTGTCGAATGAAGGTAGGAATAATCATACCAACCCGTGGAGATCGTCAAATTTTCCTTTCAAATTGTATTAGGTTAATAGAAAATCAAACCTTACAACCATGGATAATTGAAATAATTGATGAAGCTCCTAAATCTGATAAATGCGATATTACTTATCGGTACCGGTTAGGTTATGATAGATTGAGAAATAAAAATCTTGATGTGATCGCATTTATAGAGGATGATGATTGGTATGCCAACAATTATCTGGAAACAATGTGCGGTCATTTTGAAAAAAAACAACGGCCTAAGTTATTAGGGTTATCACATACTATTTATTACAATTTGAGAGTTCTTAAATGGTATAAAATGGTGCATTCACAGCGTTCCAGTGCGATGAATACATTAATCAGACCCGATATGAATTTCAAATGGAGCATTGATGAAGATCCTTATACCGATGCTTATCTTTGGCATCACCTGAAAGGAGAAATTATAGTTCCTGAAAAAGAAATATGCCTTGGAATAAAACACGGCATTGGTAAATGTGGAGGTAAATTACATACTACCCACATGGATTTATATAAAAATAATGATCCGGAAAAAAAATTTCTGAAAGAAATAGTCGATAATGAAAGTTTTGAGTTTTATAATTATGCTGCTGATTTTATAATCTGAACTAAATCAAACCAGGTATAAGTTTTTAATTTCAATTCCTTACATACCATCATTACTGTAATGTCCCTTAGTGCCATATTATAAACACGCACATCCCAAAAGTGATTTTGATGGGAAGCTGATTTCTTGCGCCAGCTCCATTGAACAACTTCCCCATCAACATTATCAGTTACACGGTGCTCACCTTCATAATGAGAAAAGAACGTTTTGAATTGATATTTATCACCTGAAGGTAAAGGAAAATTCATAAACCCGTATGGTTGTTTTGAATCAGCATGAGGATTAAATTTCAATTTCATTAGAGAGGAAAGTTCATCCTTCACTTGATTTACCTGAACCAAATAAAGATTGGCTCTTTCTTTACCCAATTTAAAGTTTGGTACATCAATACCAAACTTGATATATTTATTTTCCTTATCACCCTTCAACGAAATCATTCTATAATTAGAAGTATCTACATACGAATAAGCAAGATCTGTATAGTGACCCGTATCTACACCAGTTATAAAAATGGCCATTCCTCTTCCGGTATCTGTGTGATAAACTTTTTCTACGACTTTATTAAATTCTGGCCATACTGAACGGTCTTTGTAATGCTGATAGGTCCATTTTTCCCGATCAGATTTATTTTCTCCTTCGAGTGGAATAAAAGTACCTATACTTCCATGTTCAATTGAATAACTAGCACCGGATTCAGACCATGCAACAACTTCATAATCTAACCTTGCATCATCTTCTTTTCCATTCAAATCGCATGCGCATGTAAGCAATATTATTTTACCATTTCCATCCTGAATAGAAAGATTTTCCGGAATGGTACCAATATCATAATTACGGATATTATTTTGAAGTTCTGTTGCTTTAGGACTCTCTGATTCTTTTTTATATGGAATTCCTAAATTAAGATTTATGAATGTTTGATATTTTGATTCCTTGCGGGATTGACCGGGAGGACAACATTCTAAGTAACTATAAACATAAGATTTCCAATCCGTCATTCCTGCAGGCGAATAAAGAGCATTCATGTGGTAAGAAGTAAAATCAGGTCGAAATGGTTCTTTAGTAGGCTTCCAATAACCATCAGGAATGATTTTATATTTAATTGAATCAGTAAAAAAACCCGAACAACGTTGACAAATATATCCTACTGAATTTTCTATAAGTCTACCATGGTTATCAAGTTGCCATGTCATACCAGCTGTTTCTTTTCCAACAGCAACTTCCCACTCTAAAACAATATAATCTCCGCAACAAGGACATGGTACCATAAATTTACGCTGATCTCCCATATTATACACTTCTAGAATGTTAGAACTATCTGCAAGTTCAGGGGAAGAAGTATAAAGTATTTTATATGTTTTAGCGTTTACGGTAAATCGTTTCTGAATCAAATCACGGGTATTACCTGCTATTTTTGACTTACCTTTTACCCGTTCATAGTCATCAATAAACCCAAATTTATAGGAAGCTTGTTGCCATATTTTTTCATTGGAAGCGGGGGACAACTTTAGATAACCTCCCGGGAATTGTTTAATCTCATCGGTATCTCCACTTTTTGTTTTTCGGGCACGGTTTGCGGAAGGTTTTATTAGTTTACGAAGCCCAGTAGTATCGAGCATATTATCAATGTTGTCCATAGCTTCCTTCATTAAGGAATCATGTCCTACAGTCATAATAATATTCCCTGGATTATTTTCAATAATCCATCCAATAGCTGGTAAAATGATAGTAGAAGTTTTACCGTATTGCGCTGCACCCATGACGGCTATATCTCTAACCGGATCGTCAGGGGAAAGTCTATCAATAATTTCCTTATTAAAGGGAGTAGTTAAATCATACCGCAACGGTCCGGCTATAGGTCTGGGCATAATAATATTTCTCTCTGCCCAAATCGAAGGGGAAATAGTTGATATTTTATATGCGGCACATTCTATTATTTCTTCAAGAATTCTCTTATTAATCATGCTCTCCTACTTCTCTCTTCACAGATAATTCTTTAATTATAGTATCTAACGCTTTTTTTGATTCGATTTGTGATTTGGTAACGGCTTCATTTATACCGGCAGAAAGTTCACCACGCATTTCTGCCAAAGTACTATCGGAAAGGTTATGAATTTTTGCAATTCGAGTAAGCCAGTTTTCGGCAGCACTATGAAAATTCACTACCATATTTTTTCCATACATACTGAAAATAGATTTTACTGCATCTGTGGGGACAGATTCGCCATCCATTTTCATATTTTTCTTTTTTAATAAATCTATCTCCTCCTGAATTTTTTCTATATCAAGAGCTTTTTTTTGATTTTCTAAAGATTGATATTCAGATATAGATTTATTTTTGGGCTTTTTATTTTCAACAGGCTCCTTAGTATCATCAGCAGTATCTACTTTTTTCCTGCCAGACCATTTTTCTAAAAAAAATGCATTAATGGGATTCATATCATCTACCATCCCATCTTCAACTATAACCTTCCCGTTTCTTATATAGGGAGGTAGAAAGGTGCGATCCTTTCCGCACATTCTAGCAAACTCAATTTGCTTATATTTAGCCATTTATAGATTTTATACATTTTACTAACGATCTAATTTATACATTTTTATACATATTGGAATAACGATGTATAAAAAATGTATAAAAAATTGAAATGGGTACACAGAGTAATTTTTTCGCAGTTTTGCAAACATTGCGGAACATTAAAATATTTCTAGGAGTACCTTGAAGTTCAATTACTTAATAAGTACTACTTTATCTATTTTAATTTTTGTTTCTTTCTTATTATTAAAATTAATAGGAACTTCTTGCGGATTAATTAATAAATAATCAGTCATAACAAATTTCCTTTTTGCATTCCAACATATTAAAAAGTAACGATCTTGAATTGACTTAGAGGTTAATACCTGACCCTCTTTGAACATCTTTAAAGAAAACAATCCTATATTTAAACAAGAATGGATAACCTCTTTAATATAATCTTCTTTATTCCCTGTAGATTCAGAAATAATAAAAGTGAATTCTGAATCATATTTAATGTAATAACCTTCCTTATATATTCTACATAAGATATTTAGATATATGGATAACGCTTCAATGTGATGAGCACGAATTAACTTTCTTATTTTAATATCTTGAAATATATCTACATCTAATGGAAAGTATTCCAATCCTTTTTTATTAGGTCGAGCCATTATAAAATTATTTAATATAGTGAGGAAGTAATTTTAGCTTTTCTATTAATTATTCTGCTTTCATGGGTTTATTTAAATTTATTTATTAACTCATCTTTAGAAATTAATATTTGATCGTATATTTTATACATTAACTCAGGTTCTTAGTGTATAGGTTGATAAACATAAACTTTTTTTCCTGCACCTTTCATCCATCCAGCTTCGGTATTTGCTGATCTACCACAAGGCAATACCATAACACAGGTGTCAGCCCATTGCATACCATCAAAATCATTATTAAAGCCTTGTTCCGATCTTACGTACCTCAAAGCATTACGGTATTCTCCTGAAGTCCAATTTTGCCAATTAGGATCAATTTCTGACCAAGAAAATCCTTTATCTCCATTAGGTGGATTTTTGAAATCATATACTTCATGTCCTAAATCTCTAAGGATAGAGACAACTTCTTGTTGAAATGGATTTCTCCAACTACTAGCTACATATATTTTTTTCAT